GAACTAAAGTGGAGCAACCCGCGGGCCGTCTGCAGAGAGTGCCACGCGAAAAAACACGGCGCCAGGGAGCGCCGGTATCACGTTGACGACATGGGACGCGTGCATATATAGCCCCCCCGTTTTTGCCTCGGGGGCTGCCCCCTGGTAGACCGGGAGGCCAAGGTTAGAAAACCTGCGACATGCACGCATGACCCCCTCCCATTTGCGCGAATCGGGCAGAACTGCCCGGAATAGATCAGGACCGGCCGAAGCTGGCCGGAATTACAAGCGAGGATTTTGTTAAATGCCCAGATCAAAAGACCCAGAAACGCGGGAGTATAACCGCCTTAAAAAATTATACAAAAAGCTGCCGCCGTCGCAGCTGGCTGTTGCCGAGGGGCTGATCACCCAGGCCGCCCGCCTGCGCGTCCGTCTTGATGAACTAAACGAGGACATCAAAACAAACGGATTAACGGAGCTTTTTTCCCAGTCGGAAAAAACAGACCCGTACGAACGCGAACGCCCCGCCTCTGCAATTTTCGCGAAACTTGATAAAAACTATCAAGCAATCATCAAACAATTAAACGACATGCTCCCGCCGCCTGAACCAGAAGAGGACGCCCTGGACGAGTTTAGGCTGTAATTATGGCCAATGAAATATTTGCATATTATCAGGGCATCCAGGACGGCTCGGAAGTCGTCGGCCATTGGATCCAGCTGCTTTATAAAAAGATAATAGACGGCATACAGGACGGCGTTTATATATTCGACGAAAAAAAAGCAAACAACGCCCTGCGGTTTATCGAGCGTTTTGTGCGCCACAACAAGGGCATTATGGCGCCGCAGCTGCTAAAACTGGAGCCCTGGGAGCGGGCTTTAATATCCTGCATATTCGGGCTTGTGGACGGTGAAGGCTTCCGGCAATTCCGCGAGGTTTTTATCGTTATAGGCCGGAAAAATGGCAAAACCCTGCTGGCTGCAGCCATTGCCGCATATATAGCATATGCAGCCGGTGAATTTGGCAGCGAGGTGTATTTTATAGCACCGAAGCGGGACCAATCGGATCTTGTCTACAACGCGTTTAGTTTTACAGTTGATCATACGCCGGCATTTAGCAGCATAACCAAGAGGCGCAAATCGGATCTTTACATAAAAAAGACAAATACAACAATAAAGCAGATCAGTTTTAACGCGCAGAAGTCGGACGGCTTCAACCCCATGTTAAACGTGGCGGACGAGATGGCCGCATGGCCTGCAGCGTCCGGCTTGAAACAATACGAGGTTTTGACGTCCGGCGACCTCGCCAGGCGCGAACCGCTCACCGTGTCGATCACGTCCGGCGGCTATGTAAATGATGGGCCATACGACGAGCTTTTTACCCGGGCCACCCGGTTTTTGATGGGCGGATCCCAAGAGCAGCGCCTGCTGCCCTTTTTGTATATAATCGACGACCCGCAGAAATGGGACGATATAAACGAGCTGCGCAAAAGTCTGCCGCAGCTGGGCAAGTCAATAAGCATTGACACCATGCTGGACAAGATCGCCACAGCAAAGAGCAGTCTGTCCGCAAAAGCGGAATTTATCGCAAAATTCTGCTGCTTAAAACAAAACAGCAGCCAGGCATGGCTCCCAGGGCTGGCCGTACAGGCAACCGCCGGGCCGCCTATAAATCTGGCAGACTTCCGCAATTGTTATTGTGTCGGCGGCATTGATTTGTCGCGCAGTGTTGATTTAACCGCATGCACCGCGGTTATCGAACGCCAGGGCGAGCTCTACATAATCGCGCAGTTTTTCCTACCTGCTGCAAAGCTGGAGGAGGCCATAGCACGGGACGGCCTGCCGTATGACATATACGTTAAACGCGGCCTGCTGAAACTGTCCGGCGAGAACATGGTTGATTATGCAGACTGTTACCAATGGTTTGTTGATCTGGTGGAACGCTGGCACATATACCCGTTAAAAGTTGGCTACGACAAATACAATAGCGTTTATCTGGTTAAAGACATGGAGGCATACGGCTTCCATATGGATAGCGTATATCAGGGCTTTAATTTAACAAGCCCGATATTTGATTTTGAAGGCACCCTAAAAGATGGCCATATACACACCGGGGACAATGATTTACTCCGGATCCATTTTCTAAATGCCGGGTTAAAGCATGACGCACAGACGGACAGAGTAAAACTCGTCAAGATAAAACAAACAGACCATATAGACGGCACCGCCGCCACACTTGACGCCTTCACGGTACGGCAAAAATGGTGGGAAGAAATCGGCGGCCGCCTTATTAATGCAGGGAGGTAAAACGTGGGCTTTTTAGATTTTATATTTGGCCCGAAAAAAAAAGACCAGCCGCGCGCGGCTGAAACGTTCAAATTGCTGTCTGGCTACAATCCAGTTTGGCGGACCTGGGGCGGCGAGCTCTACGAATCCGAATTGATCAGGGCAGCAATTGACGCCAAGGCGCGCCACATATCCAAATTGGATATAGTCATAAAAGGCACAGCAAAACCGGCGCTGCAGACTAAACTCCGGCTCGGCCCTAATCAGTGGCAAACGTACAGCCAATTTTTATATAGGCTGTCCACAATATTGGACATGAAAAACACAGCCATAATAGTGCCCGTTGTAGACGAGTACGGCGAAACCACCGGCATTTACCCGGTGGTTTTTAATGACTGCAAAGTTGTCGAATGGCGCGGCGAGCCCTGGATCCGTATGGAATTTGCAAACGGCGAACATGCAGCCGCCAGGCTTTACGACGTCGGCATTATGACGAAATTCCAATATAAAAATGACTTTTTCGGCGAATCCAACGCAGCGCTCGGGCCAACAATGGAATTGTTGGAAATCCAGCGCCAGGGCATTGAGGAAGGCGTTAAAAATGCGGCGTCATACAGATTTATGGCGACGCTGAATAACTTTTCAAACGAAATAGACCTCGCCGAGGAACGCAAAAGATTTACACGCGAAAACCTGCAGGGACAGGACGCCAGCGGCGTGCTGCTCTGGCCTAACACGTACAAAGATATAAAACAAATCAACAGCACGCCATACGTGGCCGACGCTGACCAAATCAAAATTATAAACACTAACGTTTATAACTATTTTGGCGTAAACGAGGATATTTTGCAAAACAAAGCCATTGGCGACGCCTGGAGCGCGTATTACGAGGGCTGTATTGAACCTGTAGCCGTGCAGCTGTCCCAGGTATTAACCAAAATGCTGTTTACGATAAATGAACGGCAGCGCGGCAGCTATGTAATGGCGACGGCCAACCGGCTGCAATATATGTCAAACCAGGATAAGCTCAACGTGTCCGCGCAGATGGCAGACCGCGGATTAATGACCCGCAACGAAATACGCGAAATTTGGAACCTGCCGCCTCTGCCGGAGCAGATCGGCGACACCCTGCCCGTGCGCGGAGAATATTACAACCTGAACGAAATTACAGAAGGAGGGCAAGAAAATGCCGGAACTGACGCCGAAAGTTGAAAAGAAATTAGCTAACGGCCGCACATTCCGTTTTATGGAAATGCGGGCAGCTGATGACGAAAAATTCATAGTTGAAGGATACGCAACAACGTTTAATCAGCCGTACGAGCTGTTTAGTTATGACAATTACACAGTACGCGAACAGGTAGACGCGCACGCCCTGGACGAAGCCGACATGTCCGACGTGATAATGCAGTACGACCACGAAGGCCGCGTATTTGCGCGCAAGTCAAACAAAACGCTGGAGCTGGAAATTGACGCCCACGGCCTGAAGGTCCGCGCATATCTGGGCGGAACAGAACTCGGCCGCCAGTTATATAACGAAATAAAGGGCGGTTATTCCACCAAAATGTCATTTGCATTTATGGTTAAAGAATCCTCGCGGGAAATCACCGAGAACTCGGAAACCGGCGCAGTTGACGTTTTACGAACAATAAAATCTATATCAAAGGTGTATGACACGAGCGTTGTATCGTTGCCCGCGAATGACGCCACGGTTATATCAGCACGAAACGACGGCGAGGGAGTCATTGCCGCCGTGCGGCAGGAGATCGCCGCGGCCGAGGCGGCCATTGCTGAACGTAAAAAACTTATAGCAATCAATCAATTATTAAGGAGCATGTAAAATGACACTTGAAGAAATCAGGAAGGCAACCGCTGCAGCCCTGCAGGAAAGACGCCAGGCGCTGGGCAATATCACCGAGGACACATCAGCCGAGGAGATCAAGGCCGCAAACGAAGAGCTGCGCATGATCAACACCGAACTGGAAGCAAGACGCCAGGCAACCGCAGAAAGCCGCAAGCTGGCCGAACAGGTAAGCCAGGGCGCCGGCGAAGAGATCACCAGCGCACCCAAGACCGCAAAGCAGACCGTTGAGGAAGTACGCAAGAGCCAGGCTTATATCAACGCATATGTTGACTACATCAAAACCGGCGATGATAAGGAGTGCAGAGCCCTGCTGACCGAAAATGTAAACACCGGCACCGTACCCGTGCCCGTAGTAGTCGAGGGATATATCCGCGCTGCATGGGAGCGTAGCGGCTTTATGCGCCTTGTGCGCCGTATTTTCGTGCGCGGCAACTACAGAGTTGGTTTTGAGATCAGCTCTACCGGCGCAGCAATCCACGTAGAAGGAACCAACGCACCCGACGAAGAGGCACTCGTTCTGGGCGCTGTTACCCTGGTGCCGCAGTCTATTAAAAAGTGGATCCGTATCAGCGACGAAGCCCTCGACCTGGGCGGCGAGGAATTTCTGGCGTATATCTACGACGAACTCGCCAATAAAATTGCACAGGCAGCTGCCGACACCCTGCTCGATAAGATCATAGCAGCACCGGCAACCTCCAGCGCAGCAAACGGCCCCGGCGTCCGCGCATACAACACCGCAACCCTCGGGCTGGACACCGTAGCACAGGCGCTCGCACTGCTGGGCGATCATGCGCGCAACCCCATTATTGTTATGAACAGAGGCACACACGCAGCTATGCGCGCGCTGCAGCTGGGCGCAGGCTATGCCGTTGACCCGTACGAGGGGCTTGACGTTTATTACAGCAGCCACCTCGACGCATGGGGCGACGCAAGCGACGGCGACACCGT